GGCCTTTTGTAAGTGAAGCAATGTTTGTTGAAACAATGGGTGATATTTACAGAGCCTTAAAAGACTCTCAAGGAAGGTCAGGATCTAAAGAAATAATAAAAGACCCTGATAGTAATTGGAGTGTTGCGTGGGGCGCTTTGTCTCATGCAGCTAAAGGTTTTTCTCCGGGAGTTTTAACAGATTTAGGAAAAATATCAGAAGCTCTTTTTGAAGAACCCAACGAATTTACAGGACAAAAAAGAAGTAAGGGCGCTACAGCTTTACAAATGTTATCGGGAGTAAACTTTACTAAATTTGATCCTGCTGATAGATTTGTAGGTCATGCTAAAACCTATAATAGAACATTAAATTTTGAAAGAAAAAAACCTGAGGTTAGATACGGTAAAAAAGACACAGATTATTTTAAAGAATGGACAAAATATACGACTAAAAAATTTGAAGCATCACAAAAGTTGTATCGTCAGATATTAGCTATGGATACACTTGGTTATAGTTCTATGCAAGTAATGACGTATTTAAAAGAAGCAGGAATAACTTCTAATAATGAAATTAATGCGCTTTTAAATGGTGACTTTTACGCAGATAAATTATCAGAACAAACTAAAGTTGATATGATGCTACAGTTAAAAGAATCTGGAGAAGAAAATCCTGAAGTTTTAATTACAGATTATTTAAATACGGTAAATCGTTTAGACTTAGCTCCGAAAGGCGAGGTATATAAAGAACTTAACAGAGAGTTATTTAAAAAAATGTCTGCTAAAGAGTTTAGAAAAAACTTTGAAAAAGGCGGCAAGGTAAATGTGCCTGATGCAAAAGAGGAGCCTGATGAACGTATAGATAGAATGACAGGGTTACCTTATAATATACAAGCAGGAACATTAGGTATAGATGAAGAAGATCCTGAAAAGCGTTTAATGTCTAATCAAGGTGGCAGAGTGCTAGGAAGTCTTCGACAACGTAATAAGTCAACATTTAAATTTAATGCAGGAGGAAAAGTTTTAAGAGCATTAGCTAATACGAGGAGATAAAAATGCCAGATCCGTTAACAATTACTGCTGCTATTACGCTGGCTGGTAAGGCTGTGAATCAGGTATCTAAGCTAGTTCAGAGTGGCCGTGAAATTGAAGACTGTATGAGTCATATAAGTCGCTGGTTTGAGTGTTGTTCAGATGTAAACAAAGCAAGAGAACGTGCAGAAAACCCTCCATTCTTTAAAAAGTTAGCCAACGCTAAGTCGGTTCAAGCTGAGGCGATGGATGCAGTTATAGCACAAAAAAAGATGAGAGATCAAAGAGCACAGTTGCGAGAGCTTATCATGTGGCAATGGGGCAAGGACGAGTGGGATAACTTACTAGCACAGGAAAAACAGATACGCGAGAAACGCCAAAAACTTATACATGACCGCATTGTTTTGAAGCAGAAGATATTTGATTTTGCTATTGGTATTGTAGGGATTCTTGCAATACTTGGAATTATTATAGGATTTTTTTGGATTATTTCATTAGGAGGATAACATTGAAATACTTTACAGATTTTGAATTGGCTTGTAAATGCTGTCATAAAGACGGAATAGATTTAGAGTTTATGGAAAAAGTTGTTAAGCTTAGAGAAAAATTAGGTTTTCCATTTGTTGTATCTTCTGCATACAGATGTGCTTCACATCCGATTGAAAAACGTAAAGCCTCTCCGGGAGCACATACTACAGGTAAAGCTATAGACATAGGGGTGTCTGGTTTAAATGCTTACAAGCTACTTACAGAAGCTTTAAAGGCAGGTTTTACAGGTATAGGAGTACAGCAAAAAGGTGATGCTAGATTTATACATTTAGATGTAATAGAAAATGGAGAAGGGCATCCAAGACCTTGGGTATGGAGTTATTAAAAGGAGAATAAAATGATACAGATGTTAATTGGGCCAGTCGCTAAAATAGCTTCTACATGGATGGAAGGACGAGTTAAAAAAACAGAAGCTGTTACTCGTATGAAAGTAGCTAAAGCAGAAGCAGAAGCAACTGTTATGGAAAAGAAAGCTACAGGAGAAATAGATTGGGATTTAACACAAGCGGAAGCTAGTTCAGATTCTTGGAAAGATGAATGGCTTACTATAATATTTACACTTCCGTTAGTATTGTTGTTATTTGGAGAAGAAGAGCGTGTATCAAATTTTTTTAATGCTCTATCACAATGTCCTGATTGGTATCAATACTTACTAGGTACAATTGTAGCAGCTAGCTTTGGATTTAGGGGTGCTGCTAAGTTTATGGGTAAAAAGTAATGCAAGAGTTCCCAATAGCAGAAGTGCATTGGGGAGATGCTTGGATTGATTCAAAAGATTACTCTTTAAAAGATGCACAACAACTAAAACCTATTCAAAGAAAAACGGTAGGCTACCTTGTTAGCGAAACAGATGAAGCTATTATTCTTGTAACAGATTTATATACAGAAGAAAAAGATAAAGAAACAGTAAATACTCCTATGGTTATACCTTTAGGAATGATTTCGGAGTGGTATCAAATTGGAAATTAGTTGGATAGAAGCTATTGAAACTATTGGAGTACCTGCTGTTGGTGCAGGAGGATTAGGATATTTAGTTTGGGTTTTATTTAAATCTTTAATTACAGGTGTAAATAAAAAATTAGATACTCAACGTGAAATGATTGTAGCGTTAATTGATAGAGTAAGACAATTAGATAACGACTTAATACGTATAGATGCTATGTGTCGCTCAGTGTTAGGCGTTAAACCTGATATAGAAAGGATAGCAAGAGCTGATGGTAGAAAAGACCAAAGAAAAGATTAAGAACGAACTAATAGTTATTAACGTATTAGTTATGTTAGGCTCAATGTTAATGTTACTTAATGGATATTTAATAGGACTTTTATTATACTGGAGTTTATAAATGGCAGTAAAAAGAAAAACTAAAAAGAAAACTAAATCTAGGGTTAATGAAGCAGGTAACTATACAAAACCTACTATGCGTAAACGATTATTTAATAAAATAAAAGCAGGTACAAAAGGTGGTAAGGCTGGTCAATGGAGTGCAAGAAAAGCACAATTACTTGCATCAGAATACAAGAAGGCTGGCGGTGGATATAAATAAAAAGTTAGAGAAAAATGTAGTAAAAGAAATACGAGAGTGGTCTAAACTTGCTTTAGAAAAAGCTAACGAAAATTATAATGGATTTCCAGCTTGTCCATTTGCAGCTAAAGCATGGATAGATAATAAAGTAGACATACAATTTAAATATAATTTATCACCAGAAAAATTGTATAGTAATATATCTTTTTACAATGATAAATATGAATTAGTTATTCTTGTAGATTTTAATTATGAACCAGAACCCGATAGGTTCCATGAATATTTAGAAGGTATTAACGAGGCAATATCACAAAATGCTTTTCAAGATGCAGACATTTATGTGATGGGCTTTCATCCTGAAGATGAAGTTAATGAAATATTAGATTCAGATTCTTTTGATTTTGAAACTGATGTTAGTGAAGTGTACTCTATGATTTTCATACAACGATTAAGTGTACTTGAAAAAGCTTCAGAAAAACTGAAGAGTAAAGGATACTATAATAGGTCGCATGGAAATTATCAAGTAAACGAAATATTACAAAATAGAAAAAAACTTTTTAGGAGGTTACAATGGCAGCAACTAAAAAAACAGGCATGAAAAGAGCTGGTAAAATGGGCGGAAGCACAGTTAAAAAAACAGGCCGAAAGAAAAGAATGGGCGGTAGCACCGTTAAAAAAACTGGTATGAAAAGAGCTGGTAAGATGGGTGGTAGTACCGTTAAGAAAACAGGGGCTAAACGTACTGGTAAAATGGGTGGAAGCACTGTTAAAAAGACAGGTCGTAAAAGAAGAATGGGTGGAAGCACTGTTAAAAAGACAGGCATGAAGAGAGCTGGTAAGATGGGTGGTAGCACCGTTAAGAAGACAGGCATGAAGAAAGCCATGCGTGGCGGTGGAATGGCTAGAAAAAGATAATGGCACTTAAAAAATCTCAACGTAGCCTTGTAGAATGGACAGGGCAAAAGTGGCGCACTAAGTCAGGTAAAAAATCTTCTAAAACTGGAGAGCGTTACCTGCCTGAAAAAGCTATCAAAGCTTTAAGCTCTAAAGAGTACGCTGCAACTACGAGAAAGAAAAGGGCTGATACAAAAAAAGGTAAGCAACATAGTAAGCAACCTAAACGTATCGCAAGGAAAACTAGGGGGTATCGTAAAGGATGATTATTGGCTCAGATAAAAATCAACGAAAAGACTTTAAAAAAGGCGGCAAAGCTAAAGACTCTCGATTAAAGCGAGCAGGAGTTAGTGGATACAATAAACCTAAACGAACCCCTAGCCATCCTACTAAGTCTCACATTGTTGTTGCTAAAGAAGGCGATAAGATAAAGACTATTCGTTTTGGACAACAAGGTAAGAAGGTAGGTACAATAAGGGGTACGGCTGGTAAACCTAAGAAGGGTGAATCAGCTCGTATGAAAGCTAAACGTAAATCATTTAAAGCTCGTCATGCTAAAAATATTAAGCGTGGTAAAATGTCTGCTGCTTGGTGGGCTGATAAGGTTAAATGGTAATGGAAGAAGTATTTCAGTTAATTGAAACACCAGAGACTTCTACAATGCGTATTAACGCAGATGCTATGAATCATATTGGAGCAATGTTTATTAAGACAGATGATATAGAATTACGTAAAGAGCTTTTTAAAATGATTCAGGAACATTCTAAGTTTGTTTTAGAAACCTCTCAAAAAATAGTAATGAATCGTAGACTTAATATTAAACAAATTAAATAGTTATTTTAAACTATTAAGTTCTGTTTCAAGATACGAGTGAAGCCCTTCAAGTTTGGGCTTCGTATCTCGTATTATTTTTTCTACAAATGGTGTATCATGTTCACTAAATATCTTACTTACTTTTTCTATAGGTAGGTGGCTAAACTCTGTAACTAAATTACCTTTACTATCTATAATAACTTTAAAAGATATAATGTTTCCTTGATTACTCATGCAAAACTCACTTTCTCAGGGCTTCCTCTAAGACCAGCTTTCATATAAGAAGTAGCTCTACCTTCAAAAAAGTTCTGATGTTCTACACCTAATACATCATCTAACCATAGCAAAGGATTATTGTTTACTTTATAGTTTGGTTTTAAACCTAACTGAAGTAATCGTCTGTCTGCTATGTACCTAATATATTTTTTCATATCTGCTTGAGTTAATCCTTCTATATCTCCTTGTTCAAATACAAGTTTTAAAAATTGATCTTCAAGGTCTACCATGTCTCGACAAGATTGATATATTTCTTTTTTAAGATTATCATCCCATAAGTCTATATTTTCTTTTATAAACTCTCTAAATAATTTAGTCATTGCTTCAACGTGCAAGGACTCATCTCGAATCGAGTACGTTATAATCTGACCCATGCCCTTCATCTTCCCGAATCGTGGAAAGTTTAAAAGTATTGCAAAGCTACTAAACAACTGTAGCCCTTCTGTGAATCCACTGTATACTGCTAAAGCTTTTGCTATGCTTTTTTTATCTTTGGTAGTAACTTTTATATTATTTATATACTCATGTTTTTCTGCCATAGATTCATATTCTGCAAATGCTTTGTATTCTGTTTCAGGCATACCTACAGTATCTAATAGTAAACTATAAGCATGTTGATGTATAGATTCCATATTAGCAAAGGCTGTCATCATCATACGAGCTTCAGGTTTTTTAAATATACGCATGTACTTATCAATGTAGCCTGAACCCACATCAACGTCTGACTGTGTAAACAATCTAAATATTTGAGTAAGTAAATTCTTTTCGCTATCATTTAACTCTTGCCAATCTTTAACGTCATTATGTAAAGGCACATCTTCTGGGAACCAGTGCATTTGATTTTGTTGTGTATAATAATCAAACATCCAAGGGTTATCGAAAGGTTTATAATAATCTCTAGTGCTTAATAAACTCATTATACTACTCCTATAGCTTGGTTTACTACATTATACATTTTATCAAGCATTACAATTACTACAACAAGTTCTACAGTAATAATACCTAACATCCAACCACATAATTCATCTTTCATATTTACTCCTTTAAAAAAATAATAATTTACAATTACCTGCTATAATAAATAAACAAGTAGTTATGTGTAGTAGCACCCAACATGTTCGTATGTATGCTACTTTATCAGCACGAGTTTTATCTTCAAAAGCTTTTGTGCCTAAAGCTTTACACCAAATTTCCCATAGTCTGTATTTCATTTTCATATTAACCCTCGCAAGCAATACACTCAACATCTTCTAAGTTAATGCGAGGTATTTTTATGTTTACATTTTCTGCATTACGAACTGAGTCAGACCGTAAATAATACAAAGATTTAAGATTTTTTGCACCGTACCAGTGTACATCATTAACATACTGAAGAAAATCATCGTGTATGTTTTGCGCTTCCGTAGCTTTTGGAGGAATAAAAAATAAGTTTACACTTTGACTTTGACAAATGTATTGTTGTCTTTGATGTGCGTGTTCAACAATCCATATCTGATTTATTTCTGGTGCTGTTTTAAAAACTTCTTTTTCTTCAGCAGTTAAAAAATCTAAGTGCTGTACTGAGCCACCATTAGCTGATATATCTTTCCAAACTTCTGGAGTATTTTGTTTTTTAGATTTTAAAAGTTTTTTAAGATATTTATTTTGTACCTTATAAGATCCTGTTAAAGTTTTGTGAGTATATACGTTAGCCCTCGTAGGCTCAATGCTAGGAGATGTGCCATTACAGATAATGGAAGAAGAAGCGTTAGGAGCGACAGCCAACAGGTGAGCATTACGAAGTCCACTACCAGCCATATCAGGTGCTTCACCCCTACTTTCAGCGAGTTTTTTGCTTGCTTTAGTAGCTTTAGTTTTGATATTTTTGAATACTTGGTGGTTGATTGAACTCGCAAATAAACCTTCAAAAGATTCTCCTTTAAATTGGAGGTAACTGTGGAAGCCCATTGCTCCAAGCCCAATACTTCTCTCTCTATAAGCTGAGTAAGCCGATTTTTTATATCCATTTTTTCCTTCCTTAATATAATTTTTAAAACGATCTGAGTTAGCTCTGTAAGTTCCTAATTCATTTGTATCAACTGCGCTTTCTATAAAGTGTTCAATAACATTATCTAACATAGTTACAAGGTCTTCAATAAAATTATCGCAATCTTTCCAATCATCAAACTTTTCTATATTAACACTAGATAAACAACAAACTGCTGTGCGCTCTTCGTTTGTAGGTAATGTTATTTCAGAACAAAGATTACTTTGACGTATTTGTAAACCTAAATCTTTTTGTTGTTGTGGTAAAGCCTCATTACAATTGTCTAAATTTACAATATAAGGTTCGCCTGTTTCAGAACGTGTGTGCAATATTTGCCACCATAAATCTCTAGCACTTACATTTTTAACTGCTTCTTTACTTTTAGGATCAATCAATCTCCAATCTTTATCTTCTTTAACTGCTGTTAAAAATTCATTTGTAATGTTAACTCCATTATGTAAGTTAAGACATTTACGATTTAAATCTCCTCCTGTAGTTTTACGCATTGCAATAAACTCTTCTATCTCTGGATGGTTTATATCCATGTAAGCAGCATAGCTTCCTCTTCGAGTTACGCCTTGATTAAAAGCAAGCATTTGAGAATCTACAACGTGCATGAAAGGGATAGAACCAGTAGATTTACTACCGTTAGCAGTGCTAGTACCATTACTGCGAACATCACCCCAATACCCACCGACACCTCCACCTGCGCTTGCAAGCCAAATGTTTTCATCGTAATGATTAGATAGCCCAGCCCTTGAGTCAGGAACATAATTAAGAAAACAGCTAATGGGAAGACCGCGAGTGGTTCCCCCGTTACTAAGTATAGGGGTGCTAAACATAAACCAGCATAGACTTGCGTAGTTATAAAGTCGTTGTGCAAGATCATAGTCAGTTTGTCCTTTGTATGTTGCGCCAAAGACCGAAGCCCTAGCAAAAGCTTGTTGAGCATAAGTTTCATTCTCCCAAAAGTATCTATCATGTAATGTATTTATAGAAAATTCGCTAAGATTTTTTTCTCTTTCTAAATCTATTTGAATCCCTAAATATTCCTGAGTCTTCAAAGTCATCTACGTATTTCCTTTTTTTTGATTTAGTTTTTTGTTTATGTTTTGCTTGTTGATTACGATTAAATTTAGCAGTCCGTGCCACCTTTCGATCCATCACTTTCTAACACCTCTAATTTTTTATAAAATTTTATTAGTCTTTCTTCATACCATTTTGCTTTATATAAATCATGTATTGGTATATCTTTATGCTTATACCTCCATCTGTATTTAAAAGAGTTACCTCGTAAATATCCTATAAATTCTTCTTTACTTAACATAGCTTCCATAGCATCAATACATTCTATAGCGCCTTGTTTGTAATGTTTTGGATTAGATACTAAATTTTCTTGGGCTATTTCTTCTCTTAATTCAAATCCAGTTTTTTTTCTAGTTACAAAAGTATCTAAATCATTTTGCATATTTATCCTCCAATTCTTTTAATTCTTGTTGTCGTATATTAAATTCATTTGTTTTTCTAGACTCTGGGTCTATCCATTTATCAGGTAAAGTATCTTCAGTAAACCAACGAAACCCATTGGCTGTAGCCCATTCACCATGTGTTCTTTTAGTTCCATCTTTACGTACTTTAGCTCTTGGCATAGGTGCTGACGCATTAGCAAATAAAAAGACTAGCTCTACATTAGGAGGTAAATTTTTCTTAACCCAAATATATTTAGAATATTCTGCGTGATCCCAAAATCTACCTTTAGATTCTAACATAATTAACGTGCCTTGTAAAGCCCTTGTAAAGTCTGGTTCATAAGTATGTTCTATTACATAGCTTACTTTTTCTGTATGGTGCTCCCAATCTTTTAATAAAGTATCATGTAGTATATATTCCCAAACACTATCATATCCTTTTATTTTTTCTTTACGTGGTCGTTTTACTCGTGCCTTACGCATTATAACACCGCGCTATTAGACTTGACTCTACTCATTAAACTTTGTAAGTCTTTAATTGTAATCTGTTCAAGAGTATATCCATTTTTTAATAATTTTTTAATACTTTGTTTAGTCCACCGATAAGTATAAAAGGCCATGTAATACGTGCGATTAGACTCTATATATTCTTTGCGAGGAAGCATTTGCATAAAGTTTTGTTCGTTTACTTTTTCTTGTTCTTTTTCAGATACTAAACTTTTAACCCAATCTATAAGTAAAGTTTTAGCTTTATTATTTATTTTTTTAGTGGTATGTTTTCGCATTTGTTATTTCCTCTACGTTAGGTGTAGATACAACCTTTGTTAAATAAGTAATACCTTTTGAATATTTAAACATTCTAAGCCCTTGCCCATCGTTAGTATCTTTATTACATTCTATTTTATGTGAGCAATATACACAGCCTATTGGAAGTTTCATGTTGCCTTTAACGCCTGCTGGTATAGGTTGATAACATTTTTCTGGGGGTTTATCATTAACTAAACTTTTTTTAATATTACCAATTAAATTATTTATTATATTTGGTTTATCTAATTCTTCAGGTTGATATAAAGCTATCTCACCTGACTCTTTATTGATAGCTAAAAAACCTCCATTACTTGTACCTTCTGCACGTTCATATCCTGCAAGCTGACTTATATATCCGAAAGGGTCATCCTCTGCTAATGTTTTATTTTGAAACTTTTTAAAAGCAAAGTTAGAAGCAGTTTTAATATCTATTACTTCTCCATCAATTTTACAATCCATGTGACCTAAGATACCATCTACTGAAACTTCTTTTTGTTCATCAGTAACTTTATGTTTAGATAGTTTAGTTAAAAAAATTAACAGGTCTTCCATAATATGTCCATACAAAAATTTAATTTGAGTGGATGGATGATGTTTAATTTCTTTTGTATTTTTTTTACTATAATATAATTGTCGTGATGGTTTTCCAATGTTAGACATTCTTAATTGAAATTTATTTCTGTGTTGTGGAGTAGACCAAGTTTTTATTGTACGTGCAATTTGCTGACCAAGTTCATCTACCAGCTTATCAGAAATTTTTTTATCACCATTAGTTATGTCAGTTACAGTTTGATATATATCTTCAACTAATGTTGATAGCTTTTTCTTCATAGAGTTTTTCATAAAAGTCTGCAACCTTTTTTATTTGTGAAGGTGTAGCTTGATTTTTAATTGAGTTAGCCATCATACAAACAACAATTACATTTCCTTTTTCATAGCCTCTACGATTATCAATACGATCAAGGCTTGGAGAATTTTGCCAGTTATCAAGACCAACCTTAAATGGTGTACCAAGTATAGGACACTTTTCTCCTATATGAAAATCATTAAGAGTAAGGTTAAAATATATATTACGTTTCTTTGCTCTGTTACGAGCTTTACGTAGCATCGTTACTTTGTATTCTCTATGTTGTGGATTAGACTCTATAGCCCTATATCTTTCTTGTCTAGTGAGTTTCACTCCAGTTACCTCCTATCTTGTATTCACCGTCCAGTGGACAGTTAAGGTTGTAGTATACACCAGCAGACCGTATTGCGTCAACCCCTAGCTGACCTAATTGTTCTGCTTCTTCTTCGAGAACTTCTACTTGCCATTCATCGTGTACGTTAGCTACGCATGTTGCATTTAAATTATTTTTACGTATTAGTTCATCAAGAATTACTAAAGCACGTTTCATTACGATAGCTCCTGCGCCTTGTAGTAAAGAATTAAGAGCAGCATGAGAGCTACGAATAAATATCTTACGCCCATCTAGCCCTTTAATAAATCCATTTTGTTCTGCTTCTCTTGTAATTCTGTTTCTAAAAGATTTAAGTGATGCGAAATTAGCAAGAAAAGATTGTTTAACTCGTTTACCTTCTGCTTTGTTACCTCCAATGACTGAGCCAATTTTTGCATCTCCTGCTCCGTATAAGAAGGCATAGATGAAAGTTTTAGCCTGATTTCTTGATTTAAGTCCTGCCCGTTTTTGATTAGCTGTGTGTATGTCTCCGTTGATAATGTCATTTGTAAACTCCTTATCGTTTAGATAGTGTGCAAGCATACGTAGTTCTAAACCACTTGCATCAATGCCTACAAGTTTATAATCTTTAGGCACTGTCCAACAAGACCTACACTCTTTACCGTAGGGTGACGATAAGCTAGGAACTTGGGCCATGTTAGGATCACGATGTGACATGCGCCCAGTAATAGTTCCATTAGTAATTACAAACCCATGTACTCTACTATCTTTAATAAATGTTAGCCAAGAAGATACCTGTGCAATACGTTTCTGTAACATTAAATACTTTGCAATTAGCGCAGCTTCAGGTATATCTTTAACCTTGTTTAATATTTTCTCATCAACTTTAGGTTGCCCCGTAGGTGTAAACTCTTTTGGCTTCCAACCAAACTGCTGTAAGTATTCACCTATTTGTTGTCGTGAACCTAACTTAAATGGTTCTTCTGATTCTCGAACAACTGTAGTTGATTGACCTTTATTAAATATATCATATTCATCCGCAGTTAAACGAGTTTGTTTACCTTTAGTATCAAGCCCCATTTTACGTAGCACTCCATCTTTTGTGTGCTGTGGATAAATAACTCGTTTATCTATTCTAGGTTTAAAAGTTTTATGTACTTCTTGTTCAGTAAGTTTAATTTCTTTTTCAAATTTATTAAGTAAACTATTTGCAAGCTCTATATCTAATAAAAAACCATGATCACGTTGAGTAGTAATTATTTTATATGTATCTCTTTCAAGATTAACACTTTCTGAAGTAAACCCTTTGCTTTCATGTTTTAATTCTTCATATACCTTACAATTTAATTTAACATCTTGAGCGCAGTAGTCCATCATTTCTTGTGAGTATTTTTCATAATTATTAAAATCTATTTTAGGAAATCCTAATTTATATCCCCATGATTCTAAACTATGCGATGCACGCACTGGATTAAATAATCTTGATAGCACCAATGTATCTATTATTTTTTTATCTGATAAATCTACACGATATAAATTTTTTATTACTGGAATATCAAATCCAATAATGTTATGTCCTATAAGTTTTTCTGCTTGCATAAGGTAAGCAATACCGTTACTTATATTATTTATATCAAAGTTTTTTTGCTCTTGTGTATCTACGTCTAATGCAGAGATGCAAAATATTTTAGATGCGTCAAGCCCATCAGTTTCAATATCAAATACTAGGTTCATAGTTCTATCTCTGTATCATCTTGTGGAAAGGTTTCATTTAGTCTACCAGTATCTCTGTCATAAAGCAAGTGTGTTGCCATACCTACGTCACCAGTATATCTAGACTTTAATACTCTCATGTGTGTTGTATTAGCCTCGTCTGGGTCATCAGATTGCTGGTCACGCTCTAATGCAATAACACAATCAGATAACTGAGCAATGCTTTG